GGCTCAATAACCGTGCTGCGATAAGTCTTAGCATTCTTCGGGACGAAGGACAGGCGTGCGTCAACGATGTCGACGAGCACCTGATATGTTTCACCGTCAGGCGGGGCAATATTCATAGCCTCGCACCAGGCGGGTACTTCCTCGAGGAGCTCCGGAAGGAGCTTGACGAGGCCTTCGCTACATTCACACCGTTCACTAAGCTTACGCTTGTGCGATGCATTTTTCTTCTTTATAGAAGTTGTCGCACCAGGGCCAAAACGGAAGTTTAACTCTTCGAATCGCGGAACGACTCCAAGCACTCGAGCAATTTTTCGAGACGCACTATGAAGTATAGTGTGCACGTCGGGACTAAAAGTATTATAGCCCCGAGCAAGAAGCCGGAATCGTTCGTTGGTCCGAAGGCAAGAGCGTTCAGTGGCCTGGAATGTTGCCCATGCAGCCGCTTCCTTATCAATGCCTATGTCTATATCGGCGCGCTTAGAAAACAGCGCGGCGATCTGACGTAGATTTATTGCATCAGAGACGGAAACAGTAGCATAGTCAACACTAAGGTCACACAACAGAGGAACAGCATGGCAATCAATGTCATGTAAAACACGTTCCCGAGTTGACGCATCCGTAAGTTGGCACGCGTGGTACCTTGCAATAGTGAAGCAGACATGGTTAGTCTCCATCGTTGTAAAACGGTGATCCATGGCGAGAGCCATATAAAACCTCCTTTAAGTAAGTATAGCGGATCGAGCGAAAGCTACCCGTTAGGTGGGAGAGACTAACATATCACAGAGGTCAGGAACCATCCCTGCTGTAGCAGCCGCAACCGAGGTTGTGACATTTCCAGCAAGATTGATGAGGATCTGACGTGCGAGACGTCTGCCGGTGATATTGCTCCGTGGATGGGCGAACGATGTCAGAATGTACGTATCTTCGTACGCCACCTTCGGCGCAGCGGTATAACCCGCTGCATTCTGTGCATTAATTGCTTCCATCACGGGGACAACTACTTTAACTTCGCTCTTGACAATACCTGAGGGCAGCACTTCGGATACCGAGGACACGCGTATTTGTGCGTATACCGGCAACGAGGCAATCTGCTCTCGCCAGTTGGCCATAACCTTATTCTTCGCGCGACTTACGTCGACGGGAACAAAGGTATGGGAAACAGGTGTTGGGGCACCGTCAAAAGCTACTAGATTGGCAATATTAGCCATAGAAAGGACTCCGATTTTGCATTGGGGCTACGACGCCTACCAATGAGAAGTAAAAGAAACCCATCGAGAGATGGGACTTAGCGGTGATGCTGTACAAGGAGGGCAACGGCATTAGCTGCGCGTCGCCAAGACGGTATCTGCCCAAACCCTTTAACTTCAGGGGTAGGGACGTCCAGAGAATTGCTTACTGAACGTATATACTGAGCGGCTTTAAAGGAAGAACTCTGGAATCGGTAGTCAGTGATGACCGCCTGCCAGTGTGTTCCCGAAAAGTCTCTTGCATCCAGATACTGACGCTGCGTAATGACATAGGTTCCTGTTACTGTTGAAGCGAAGCCGCGGGCAGAAAGGTACTCCCCAATGGGGATGGCCCAGTCCGCGACGAAACTCCAAGGTAGCAGTTCCCACGCAACGGTTTTGATGTCGAGTAAATCGACCATGGTTGGTACGTTAGACTCTTGAATATAAGCAACGACACGCTTACTAGCCTCGGACTTAATAAACCGAGGATAGGCAGTAATCGGTGCGAAATGCTCGAGTGTAACAAAGCCAGACGGTACAGAAGCTCGAACTTGGGCGAAGTATCGCTTACGTTTTGGAAGGGTGGACTCTGCAAGACTTTCTGCAGCACCCTTAAGATCCTGTACCAGTGGTAACCAACCATACTGCAATTCTAACCAGGCCGCCGCTTGGACCTCCTTAATCGTTCTCTCGCCGCGAGGCGGGAGGCGGACGAGGATGTCCTCTGGCAAAGCGCGTACGCGAGTACGCAGCCGGGCTAGATACGCCCCTCGCTTCCGAATCCACTTAGAGTGGGTCGGAAGTAACTTCTGTTCCTT